CACCTTTCTTAACAACATCTTTTGCTTTTGTTGGTGTAGCCTTGCCGCCCTTAGCATATGGATCTCCATCTTCACGATGACCTTTGTACCCTTCACTATCCATTTCAGTCAACGAAACTGATTGTGCCTCGTTTGCTAATTTTAAAAATTGTTTAAAGTCCATGAGTTACTCCTTATGCCAATGCGCCAGTCTTTGGCTTTGCAGGACGCTTGATAGTAGACATAGGGCTCTTATCACCCATTGACTTATCATCAAGATATGGCTTGAATGGATCGAATGCGTCCGGTGTTGGTTTTGCCGCATAAGGAATAGGAATCTTGCTGTCCTTAGTTTGATCCTTGATGCTATCTAAGTAAGAGTTGCTGTAAGCCTTGCCTGCTTCATCAGCGCCACTTATCTTGTCAAAATCTTTGTCGTTTACTGTCATTTGGTTAGCATATTCTTCTTGCTCTTTATTGATGCTGTCATCATATGCTGATGATACTAAACGAACGTAATTTACATTATAACCTAACAACTGTGCTAATTGCTGAACCATTGGCTCTGTGCATGGATAACGGAACTTGCACTTTAATATAGTTACAGGCTCGTTATGTACATCAGGAAATCCATATGGGTCTTTAGCGATAGGAAGTGTCTTAGGAGTGATTGGTCCTGCTGGTTCAAACTTCTTAAGATTGAATATGAACAAATCAAGGAAGTTCTTGTCGATCTCCCCTGCGACTTTGATAGTTACATCATATAGATGTACGCTTTCAGCGATGTATTGTTTTAGGCTTTTCATGTCTATAATTCCCGTATCTAATATTTATCATTTATCCGTCTTTTTGTCAAGAAGTGCTTTGAGGATCTCATTGCGGTCTAGTGCTTTACCCTCACCCAGTGGAGTAGCCTCTAACTCTTTATCTTTACCAGATTGTTTCTGATCTAAGGCTGCTTTCTTTAATTGCAGTTCGATCATCTTTAATTTCTTGCTTACTTTAGCAGTTTTCGCTGTAATAGCGTGTCCTAGCATAGTACCTGCGACCCCGAATATCTCGCTACTAAAACGGCTATCTACTTGCATACCTAGATCCATCAAGTCTTTATAACTATTTTGTGCTAGATTCGCTAATTCATCCATCTCTATATCAGCAGTTTCTAGTCCTCTTACTTGGGGTAAAGCGTTTTCAATCTTTTCCAGGCTATTCAATGCTTCCTGAGTAATCTCTTTGGTCTCAGGGGGTAATTCAAGTTCTCTTTCTGCTGGCTCGCTAGATGCAAGGTCAAACAGTTCTTCAAGTTTCTTAGTCATGCAGTATTTATTTGCGCTTGCCCTGTCTGAACAAATCATCTTCAGTGATGACTCTAAACGTGCATCCTATTCTTTTGCAGTAGGCCATAGCAGCCGCCCACTTAGCATGGTTGAGAGCAACTACTGCTCTGTCTTTTGCGCTAGCAACTCTGCTTTCAATAAGACTTTGTTTCTTGGGTTTGATTTCAACTATTTCTGCCTTTTGACTACCATTTCTATCTTGGTAAAGAACGAAAAAGTCAGGTATATAAACTGTTTGTTTTCCTGTAAAAGGATTCTTATAAGGTATCTGTACTGATTCACTAGCCCATTGAAGTATTGAATCGTTGTTATCGCAAAACATCATGAAGGTTAGTTCCCAGCCCGAGCGGTACTTGGGTACACCTTTGCCCACGTATTTGTGTTTATTTTTTACTTGATATTTACCTTGAGCAAAATTGGCCATATCATAATACTACGTTTCGTGCCACTGGTTGTACAGGTCTTGGTATTACTGCTACACCATATAGGCTGGTTCTAGATTTAAAACTGTTGAGATAGTAAGCAAATTTTTGATCTATCTCAAGTTTGTTTTTAGAACCTTTTATGTTGTCAAGTATAGTTAATGAATCTATACCTGATTCTTGTGCTACTTTAAACAAGAAGGCGGCAAAATTTTCAGCAATTTCTTGTGTTTCACATACAGAAAGAAAGTATGCTAATACAATGCCATACTTGTTGCTAGGCACTGACATTTGCATGTTATAGAAATTATCAAAAATCAAAACAGTACTGTCAGTTGATTGTGTAGTTGTTATTGGCATGATGATTATTTAATGTATGGTGTGTTAGTTACTTGTTTGCCTGCTACTGGTGTAGGTGATACTACGCTAGTACTCTCAGGTGCTATCGTTGGTGCACCTGCTGTGCCGATAGTATAAGGTGTTACTGATTTGTTTGGTATATCAAACAAAATATTTCTATTCAATGAAACAGGGCTACCAAACTCCCATGCTGATTGTGCAAGCATGTTCTTTAATTCATATTCAGCAGTCTGTTTAAGATTTTTATTTTTCCAAGTATTATATAATGTTCCACCATTGACAATGGCTCCAAACAGATTGCCATCGCCCATGTTCTTAACAAAACCACCAACGCCATCTACTAGACCACCCGGGCCTAATATAGTACCGTTAGCACCTGGCTGTTGTATAGGACTTGTTTTTCTATCATAGTTTGCTCTATCACCGAAGCCAGTAACAATATCTTCTGGTGTTCTACCATCGATAGCACCTTCATCGTATACGACAGTTTCATAATCGATAGTCATGGTATTTTTCATGACACCACCACCTTCTTCATAGTTGTAAGTGTCATGACCAAATGCAGTGATAATAGGATTGATGAGTGTGTATGCTGTGAAATTATGTTGATTGAAGCCAAACACTGTTATGTTCTGAAAGAATGGTACCTTCTGCCCATTAGGTCCTGGATTAGCAGTCTCACCTACATAACCCCAATCAACGTTACCTGTGATACTTGGTTTATAAATGTTGCTGACATTATAATCAGCCATAGTCTGCTGTTGTGAATTGTTTATACCATTAGGTGTTCTACCAGATCCTCTTTTACCTGAGAACATTACGTTAGGTTTGTTAGCATCATTGTAATAATATGTATAGTATGCATACCATAATTTGTTTATAGTATTTGTATTGTCATCATGGAATGTTATACTAACAGGATCATATTTGATTTTAGTCTGTACGATACGTTTTCTATTATATTGATTTAATTGCTGTGTTTGAAAATTGTATGAAGGTAACTTGATTTCTTTCACAAGTATACCGAAATTCTTTCCTGCGCCTTCTGCCCAGGCATTTTGATTGATATTAAAATATGTATGAAAGAGGAATTTATATTTAGGTGCAAACGCATAACTTTTACTTCTAAAAGTCTTGGCAGCGTGTCTATAATCTCTTAGGTAATCATTACCAAAAACTGCGCCGGCTGCACCACCTAAAATATCTTTTAAAGCCATGAGTATATCCTTTTTCTAATAATATTTATCATTTAAAAAAGCGACTATTTTAAGTAGGAAGGCCCGGTAAAAACCGGGCCATGCTAGACTGTGTAAGTCTATTATTAAGTGGCTGCGCCAATACCAGTAGCACTTGCACCAGAAAGAATTCTTCCGATACTTGCACCGACACCAGCCGCCAATGGTGACTGAATTGCGTTATCGTAAGCGATTGCTAAACCGATTGTAACTGCTTCTGATGTGCCGTAGTTCAATGTGTTATAGTTTGCTGACTTGAGGAAGCAACCATATAGTTCCCATGTTTCAAGAACAACAGGAGCCGCTGTGCCGTTACCACCATCAAGAATTTCAATGTTAGTCTGGAACTTATAGTCCTGACCAGTTGCCGCAGATGCCTGCTCTACGAAATCTAACTGTTTCTGTAACTGTTGACCAACAGCCCTTGATACTGAACCTGAAGCATCGTCACGAACGTTACATGTAATGTCTGCCCATGTATGCTTACCAGCAAGTTTAATAGTTGAGTTATAAACTTGTAATGGAATTTCAGCAAAAGACAAGTTAGGACGTGTAACGTCAATAACCTGTTTTGTTAATGATAGACCGCCTGCCGCGTCAACTCCAAAATTTAAGAAGTTAACTCTGAAGCGGAATTGTAGTTTTGGCATTAACAGGCCCTGATTGCCTCCGGCGTTATCAGATGCGACTGTCATGTTGAACAATGATTGTGAGGCTGTTGCCATTGTAATTTCTCCGTATATACTTATTTAGTCAAGTTGAGTGTTCCTTAAGGAACACTCAATTTCCGTCATTATGCTCCTGCCAACTCGCCAGTGTTCAATATACGTACTGGGATGTAGATAAATTCAGCAGCCTTGACTGGTTCAAGTGCTACGTCAATCCACAACTCATTACGATCTATTCTTGCTGGTGTGTTGTTTGATTCATCACAGACTACAACGTAGTCATAGATACCTCTCTTCGCAACTAGATCGACCATCAATGATTCAACAACGCCAGAAATTTGCTGACGAGTCAATGCATCGTTTGGTTCGAACACGAATGGTCTTGCGGCTATCGTCAATTGACGACGGACATAAGCAACTAAACGTGCTACGTTTGTGCGATCAAGTGCGCTTTGGCTATTGAATGATGTCTTATTACCATAGTTCAACAAACCATTACCAGTGAAGAACACTAGTGGGTTGATGAAGTTAGTGTATAAAGTATCACGCAATCCTAGTGGTGTCTTAGTTTCTTGGAATTCACCTGTTGCTGAATCTATGTAACCGATACCCAATGCGTTCTGAATCAGACCACGACGAGTACCTGCTGCCGCGAACCAAGGATAAGCCACTGTATCGTTATACAAGAATGTAAACAACATCATGTGACTTGGTGGAACAACAA